CCCAACGGCTCGACGGCCTCCTGCTCCGGCGAGCACCCGCTCACGCCCGTCCTGGCCCTGGTGGCCCTCGAAGCCTGGCTCGCCCGGGAGAAGGCACCTGAGGGGCTCTGAGTGCTGCGAGACGCCCTGCTCCGCCCCGACCTGTTCGCCGCCCTCTGCGCCGGTGCTGTCGTCGGCGCCTTCATCGTCTGGGTCCTGATCGACCGTGCCCCGTAGGCCCTCCGGCAACCCGCCCGGCCGCCCCACCCCCGAGGAGCCGCTCGACCAGACGCTCCACGTCCGGCTCACCACGGCGCAGCGGGCCTGGATCGAGGCCTACGCCGCCGAGCGGGGGATGGGATCGGCCTCCGACGGCCTGCGCCACGTCCTGACCCGGGTCATGGCGGGCACCCCGACGCCGGGGCCTCCGGCCCCTCGCCCGGTCGCCCCTCGCCGGGTCTACACCGGACGGGAAGCCGCCGAGTAGCGTGGAGCCATGCCCGCCCTCGTGACCGTGAAACTCCCTGCTGCCCTCGGCCGCCGTCTCGATGCCGTGCGCCTCGACGACGAGTCACGCTCCGCCCTGGCTGCCCGGCTCCTCGACTCCGCCCTCGACACCCCGCCGCCGGGTGACGGGCCGACCCCGCTCATGGAGGTGCTCGCCGCCAAGCCGCCCGCCGCCGGGCACCGCCGCCACGTCGCCGTCGCCTCCGCCTTCGACGGCCGTGCGGAACTCTGCTCCTGCGGGGCCGTGCGCGCAGGCTCCGGCCCCTGGTACCAAGGTTGACCGCCACCCTCACCGACTTCCACCGGGACCCGGCCGACTTCTCCGACGCCGAGCACTTCGCCCGGCTGGACGCCGAGGTGCGCCGGGAGGCCATCGACGCCCTCACCGACGATCAGGTGCAGGACCTCCTCGTCGACTGGCGCTGGTGGCGCCGCCCTCGCCAGATCGTTCCTGACGGCCCCTGGCGAGTCGCCTGGTACCGGGCGGGCCGTGGCGCCGGTAAGACCCGCACCGGCAGCGAGGAGGTGCTGGAGAGGGTCCGCTCGGGCCGCCTGCGCCGGGCCGCCCTCATCGCCCCCACCGTGGCCGACTACCGGGACACGATGATCGAGGGAGTCACCGGGCTCCTCGCCTGCGTCCGGGGCCACCGGGGCGAGTGGGCCGAGTACCAGGCCTCCCGCCGCCGGGTCGTGTTCTGGACCGGGGCCGTGGCCTACTGCTACTCCGGCCAGCACCCCGACCGCCTTCGTGGCCCCCAGCACGACTTCCTCTGGTGGGACGAGCCCGCCGCCACCCGCTACGGCCAACTCTGCTGGGAGAATGCCGACTTCGGGCTCCGCCTCGGCGACCAGCCCCAGGCCCTCCTCACCGGCACGCCCAAGCCGGTCACCTGGCTCCGTGAACTGTCCGACGACGTCGGCACCATCACCCTCCGGGGCTCCCTGTTCGACAACCTCCTCAACCTGCCGGAGTCGTTCGTCGCCGCCATCCTCCGCCGGTACGAGGGCTCCCGCCTGGGCGCGCAGGAGATTCACGGCGACTTCCTCGAAGGTGCCGAGGGCGCCCTCTGGGTCATCCACACCATCGACGAGCACCGCTGGACCTCGGCTCCTCCGGGCTGGAGGGTCGTCGTCGGTGTCGATCCGCCCGGGGAGACGGCCGAGTGCGGCATCATCGTCGTGGCTGGCCCCCAGCACACCACCACCACCACCCACGCCGTCGTGCTCGACGACCGCTCCCGCCGGGGCTCGCCGGAAGTCTGGGGAGCCGCTGTCGTGCAGGCCTGGCGGGACCACGGTGCGGAGAAGGTCGTCGTGGAGAAGAACCAGGGCGGCGACATGGTCCGGGCCGTCATCCACGCCATCGACTCCTCGTGCCCGGTCGAGAAGATCAACGCCGTTGGCTCCAAGGCCGACCGTGCCCAGCCGGTCGCCACGCAGTACGCCCAGGGCCGGGTCCACCACGTCGGCATCATGGGCGACCTGGAGGCCCAGATGGTGCTCTGGGTCCCCACGGAGGGCAAGAGCCCCGACCGCATCGACGCCCTCGTCCATGCTCTCGCCGAGGTGCTCCCGGTGGAGCCCATCCCGCCCTCGGCCGTGGACTCGCCCGCTGCGCGCACCCTGGCCGCCGTGCCCGCTGCGCCCGGCTCCGTCTCGGCCCTCACGCTCCCGGGTGCCCGCCGCCGCTAACCACGCTCCGGCGGCTAGCCTCGGTCGATGACCACGAAGCGACGTGCCCTGCTCCTCCTCGCCCTGCCCCTCGTGCTGGCCGCTCCGGCCTCGGCCACCGTCGACGACCCCCGCTGGGCCGCCCCCACCGTCGTCGCCGCCGCCCCCGCCGCACCCGTCCGGGCTGTCGGCCGCTGGACCGGCGGGACGGGCGGGATCGTGATGACCTCCGGGGCCTGGGCCACCCTCCGGGCTGGCCGCTGCGACTGGCTCTACCCCTGGCTGGTGGAGCGCGCACTCCCGGTCGACACCTTCATGGCGATCAGCGCCCGGGAGTCTGGCTGCGCCGTCGACGGTGTCCGGGTCAACAACCGCACCGACCTCTCGACGTCGAGGTGGGGCCTGAACTTCAAGGGCTCGATGCCCCGCTACTGGCTCGACCTCTGCGGCATCTCCGACTGGACGGCTCCCGGTCGGGAGGTCCGGGTCGACGTCTACTGCACGGCGCAGGCCTTCGCTGCCCTCGGCATGAAGCCGTGGAGGGTCGGCTAGGTCGTTCGGCTCATCTGAGGAAACTTTGCCCGCCAGGTTGTCTGTCCGCCGGGTGGCGGCTAGTCTACCCCTATGACCACCTCCGCCGCCAAGTACGCCCGCTACCTCGTCCGCATGCAGTTCACCGCCGAGCAGGCCGACCGCCTGATGGGCGACTACATCTGGAAGCAGGGCCTCTCCGACTCCGACGCCGCCGAGTTCCGCTCGGTCGTCGCCGCTGGCCTGGGCCTCTGATCGCCATGTTCACCACCACCACCCCCATCATCACCCCGGCCACCACGGCCAACACCACGCTCGCAGAGGCGCTCGACCTCTGCGGCGAGGTCCCCTCCCGCCCGGAGAACGGCGTCGACCGCTGCCCCTGCGGCTGCAAGTACTGGCAGGTCAGCCGGTGCTACGACTGTGGCGAGCACTTCGCCCCCGAGGCCTGCTCCGCCTGCGGCATCGTCGACTGTGACCCCGGCTCCTGCCACCAGGACCGGGACGGCCTGGGGAGGAGGTGATCCGCATGGACACTCCCCTCCACCCCGGCTTCGTCGTGCTCTCGCCGAGGGCCGCCGAGCGCCTCTACGACTTCCTCGCCGACGTCCTGGCCCTCGACGACGACGGCAACCCCGACCCGGCCGAGTACGACTCGACGCTGGTGCAGGCCTTCGCCGCCCTCCGCTCTAGCCTCTAGCCCTCTAGTCCAGCCGATGCCCCCGCCCTGCGCCCGCCGGGTCGGGGGCATCGCTGCGCGCAGGTTCGATCCGTCGCCCGCCGGGTACTGGCTCCGCCATGACCAAGGAACACGACACCACCCCTTCCGAGGAGACGGACAAGCAGCGGGCCAAGCGTGAGGCCGCCGAGGCCGAGGCCCGCCACGCCTACCCGCGCAACATGCCGGAGGCCCCGGCCGAGAAGTAGCGTCACCCGGGGGGAGGGCTCGGCCCTACGGCAAGCCGTCAGCCCGGTTACCCGCAGCACCCCGGGCTCTCCCTCACCCGACGAAGGCGCACACGAACACCAGCCGGTCGCCGTCGTCGGGCACCCGCTGGTGGACGACGATGCCCTCCAGGGCGAAGCCTGCCGGGCACGTCACGCCCTGGTCGCCCTGCGGCCCGGCGGGGCCTGGCGCTCCGTCCGCTCCGTCCGCTCCGGCGGCACCTGGCACTCCGGGCTCGCCCTGCGCCCCTGGAGGCCCCTGAGCGCCTCGTGGCCCGGGCTGCCCCACTCCCGGCGCCCCCGGCTCTCCCTGGGGACCCTGAGGCCCGGGTACGATGCTGTCGGCGCCAGTCGGGCCGGGTGGACCTTCGGGGCCTTCCGGCCCGGCGGGGCCTCGTGGCCCGGGCGGCCCCTCGATCACCGGCGGCAGCGTCGGGAGGGTCGTGGACGGGCTCGGGCTCGGCTGCTGGTCGTCTCGGGTCAGCACCCACGCTCCGCCGAGGGCTCCGGCGCTCAGCCCCGCCGCCAGCGCCAGCCCGCCGATCACGGCCGCTGCGTCAGTCCGCAGGCGCATCGTCTAGCGGATCGTCCGGCCGCCGGTGCAGGTCGGTGCCGCCGCTGGCCCTCCCGGCGAGCAGGCCGAGCAGCGCACCGAGGATGCCGGAGATGAGCGTGAGGAGCGCCTGCACGATGGTCGAGGTGTCCACCTCTGGGTCGCGCACCTCGGCGACCACCACCACGCCCGCCGTCGCCATGATGCTGAACGCCACGACGAACGTGAACGTCAGCGTCATCAACTCGACGACGCTCCTGTTCCTCACGGCTCCTCCTGGGCACGGCCCACCGGCGGAGACTACCCTCGGCCTCGTGGACGGCTCCCTGCTCCTGGTCGCCTTCGTGCTGGCGGCCTACCGCCTCAGCCGTCTGGTCACGACCGACCGCCTGACGATGGCTCCCCGGCACGCCCTCATCGCCCGGTCCAAGGCCAAGGGCGACGACGATCCGCTCCTCGCCGCCCTCATCACCTGCGACTGGTGCGTCAGCGTCTACACCTCCGCCTTCGTCGTCGGCCTCTCCTGGCTGTTCATCGACCCCGGGCTCTCGCTCCCCTTCCTCTGGTGGGCCGCTACGGCTGGCGGGGCGGGCATCCTCGCCTCCGTCGTCGACCGGGTGGAGGGCCTCGACTGATGGCCGCCGGGGACCGCCGCCGCCCTCGTGGAGTGAACGCCAACCTCACCTCGTCGGCGCAGATCGTCAGCGGCATGCGCCTGCCCTCCTCGTTCTTGGCCGAGGACTGGCAGGCCGAGGCATGGGCCTTCTACGACTCGATGGGCGAACTGCGCTTCGCCTCGAACTGGATGGGGAACGCCTGCTCACGCGCACTCCTCGTGCCCTCGCTCATCCCCGGCACCCCCGGCGACGACCCCGCCCCCGACGACTCCCCGGTCGGCGAGCAGGCCCTCGCCATGCTGGGCGGCGGGGCCGCCGGTCAGGCCCAGGTGCTCCTCGACATCGCCATCCACCTGTTCGTGGCTGGGGCCTCGTACCTCGTCGGCGAGCCCGCCGAGGACGACCCTGAGGGGGAGGGGCCTCTCGTCTCGTGGAACGTCTACTCCACCGACGACATCGCCTCCGCCGGGGCTGACTCGTTCCGGGTGCGGGACGAGTCGACGCCGGGCGGCTACCGCTCGCTCTCCCCGGCCGCCCTCGTCGTTCGCATCTGGCGCCCGCACCCTCGCTGGCGCTGGCAGGCCGACGCCCCCACCCGGGCCGCCCTCCCTGCTCTGCGCGAGGTGGCGCTCCTCTCGGGCCGTGTCCGGGCCGAGGCCCTCTCCCGCCTCGCCGGGGCTGGCGTGTTCGTCGTGCCCTCCGAGGCCTCCCTGCCCCCGACCCGGGACCCCGTCACCGGGGCCGAGGTCCACCGGGACCTGCTCGACGTCCTGGTCGAGTCGATGACCGTGCCCATCGGCGACCCGGAGTCGGCCTCCGCCGTCGTGCCGCTGCTGCTGCGCGTACCCGGGGCTCTGGCCGACGCCGTGCGCCACGTCTCGTTCGCCACGCCCTTCGACGAGCGCATCATCGAACTGCGGGACTCGGCGATCCGTCGCGTAGCCACCTCCCTCGACATGCCCGCCGAGGTGCTCCTCGGCCTGGGCGAGTCGAACCACTGGTCGGCCTGGCAGATCGAGGAAGCCGCCGTCACGATCCATGTGGAGCCCACCCTCGACCTCATGTGCTACGGGCTCACGGTCGGCTTCTACCGCCCGGTGCTGGAGGCCCTCGGCGTGGCCGACGTCGAGGGGCGGATGCTCTGGTACGACTCCTCGGCGCTCCGGCTCCGGCCCGACCGCTCCGAGGATGCTGTCGGCGCCTACGACCGGCTCCTCATCGGCACCGAGGCCACCCGGAGGGAGGTCGGCTTCGACGAGACGGACGCTCCCGCCCCGGCCGAGTTCCTGCGGATGCTCGGCGTCAAGTTGGCCCTGGCCGACCCTGCCAACGCCCCCGCCTACCTCCGCATGGGCGGCATCGACGTCGGCGCCGCTGTCGTCGTGGCGCCCTCCGCTCCGGCTGCGCCCCCGGCGCTCCCGGCGCTCCCGGCGGCACCGGAGGCACCGGCCGCCCCGGGGCCTCCGGCCGCTGGCCCGCCCGCTTCCCCGCCCGAGCCCGCGCAACTCCCCTCCGGCGAGGCCGCCGTCGAGGCCGGGCTGGTCGCCGCCTGCGATGCCCTCGTGCTCCGGGCTCTGGAGCGGGCCGAGGCTCGGTCGCGCACCCTGGAGAAGAACGGGAAGGAGTGCTCCCTCGACGACCTCCTCCACGCTGCCTGGGACCGGGTGCCCGAGGTCGCCGCCCGGTACTCCTGCGACCCGGACCCCCTCCGCACCGCCCTCGACGCCTACACCCGGGGCCTCCTGCTCTACGAGAAGCCCTACGCCTACGCCGACCTGGCCCTGGCCCTGGGGGCCTACGTTGCCCTCCCGGGCTGAGTTCGTCGACGAGTACGAGGCCGCCCTCGACCTCCTGACCGACGAGTTCCTCGCCGTGTTCATGCGGGGCATGAGGAAGGTGCTGGCGCCCGCCGTCATCTCCGCCGCCGCCGGGACGTTCACGGCCTCCGCCGTGGAGGAGCCCTGGGGGGAGTTCGTCGCCGCCAACCTCAACCCGCTCCTGGTCGCCGACTACGGGGCCGCCGGGCTCTCCGCCTGGGTCGGCCGGGGCCAAGACCTCGCCTACGCCCAGGCCGACCTGGCCGCCGGGACGCTCACCCGGGTCCACGCCTCCTCCGCCGTGCGCCACGCCGACGCCGCCACGAATCGCATGGTGCGCTTCTCCGACTCCCTCTGGCTCGATGCCCGCCGCCGCATCTCCGAGGGCATCGCCTCCGGCGCCTCCATCGAGGAGATGAAGAACCAACTGTGGCGGGACTTCGGCCCCGACGGCGTCTACGAGCAGCGCGCAGAGGTCGTCGCCCGCACCGAGGTTCACGCCGCTGTCAACGCAGGTCACGAGGAGGGGATGGCGCTCCTCGGCGAGCACGGCCCCCGGTTCAAGGAGTGGCTGGCGACCTCCGACGGCCGCACCCGCCCGACGCACGCCGCTGCCGATGGTCAGGCCGTTCCCCGGGACTCCGCCTTCGTCGTCGGCGGGGCTCGCCTCAAGTTCCCCGGGGACCCCTCCGGCCCCGCTGAGGAGGTGATCCAGTGTCGGTGCGTCGTGCTCTACGTCGACACTCCCGGGGAGACGTCTCGGGAGAACCAGGGGATGCCGCTGGCTCCGCCTCCTCCCCCGGCGCCCGCCCCGCCTCGCCTGGCCCCGAAGGGTCCCACCGCTCTCGGGCCTCCGTCGCCCCGCACGACGTTCGTGCCGACCACCTCCAAGCCGTCGCCTCCGCCGAAGCCGCCGCCCGCCCCGCCTGCGCGCACCGGCGCCTCGTTCAACACCTCCGGCTTCCACGTCGGCAAGGTGCCCTCCGGCCGCTTCGACACCGGCCCCTCCGGCGCCTGGGAGGTCAACCACGGCCTCCCGCTCTCTCAGGACCTCACCAGCCTCTACAACCACCACTTCAACGACGTCGGGCTCCACGTCGGCCCGGTCAAGGTGCGTCATCTGCGGGAGGACACGATCGGCTGGGAGACGTCGATCTACGGGGCCGACAACCTCCCGGTCGGCACGCTGGAGCGCACCCTGTTCAAGAACGGGGACCGCTGGGAGGTCCACCACGACTACTGGCGCCTCGACGAAGCCGTCCAGGGCCAGGGCATGGCGACCCGGATCAACGACGCCGCCTTCGACCTCTACCGGGCCTGGGGAGTGGAGGACGTCTCGCTCATGGCGAACATCGACGTCGGCGGCTACGCCTGGGCCAAGCAGGGCTTCGGCTGGACCGAGTGGCAGGCCTCCGGCGACGTCCGCATGATGATCGGCCGGGTGGAGCGCCGCCTCGACGAATACTTCGACCTCTACTCGGCCCCGGTGCGGGCCGCTGCGCGCAGGGACCTGGACGCCCTCATCGCCCGCTCCAAGGCTGTCGCCCCCGGCCACCCCGACTATCCGACGCCGTTCGAGTTCTCCCGCATCGGCTATTCGGCCGAGGAGGCCGCCGCCTATAAGCCCTATGGGATGGGCAACATCGGCAAGAAGGGCGGCTACTCCTGGCCCGGCAAGGACGCCATGCTCGGCTCCACCTGGAACGGAGTGCTCCCGCTATGACCAAGCGCAAGCCGCCGCCCCCCACCGCCGTCGAGCGGGCCGAGACTCGCCGCCGTCAGCAGGCCCTCCACCGCCTCCACGCCGACTGGACGGCTCGCTGGGCGGCCTCGACCCCGGTGCCCTCCCGGCCCGACTCCGCCGACGTCGGCTTCCACCACCTCGACATGGGCGCCTCGCCCGAGGCCGAGGCCGAGTTCCAGGCCGCCGCCGCCGCCCTGTACCCGCTTCCGCCCGATGCCGTAGGCTCCGCCTGATGGGAGTGGCAGGGTGCATCTCCAACGTGCTGCAAGTCTGCGGCTCCTCCGGCGGGGGCACGGTCGGCACCCGCACCGGCACCGGCCCGGCGACCCACTTCCCCGGGGCCGCCGCCGCCCTCATGGTCACCCCGCCGCAACCGTGGACGCCCGAACGGATCGCCGACGACACCCCGGTCGTCGTCTCGGTCAACGGCTCGCCGCTCGGCCCGTACCTGTTCCGCACCAACCCCTCGGCCGCCACCGGCCAGTTCCAGGTGCCCCCGGCGGGCACCGTGTTCACCGTCCATCAGGTCGACAGCCTCGGCGCCGACCACCCCGAGTTGGCCGCCCTGGGCGGCACCACGGTCACCCTCTCCTGGGCACCGGCATGACCAAGGAGGTCCCCTCGTGGGAGTAGCAGGCTGCATCGCGAACGTGCTCCAGTCGTGCGGCGGCTCCGGCGGCGGCGGGCCTGCCCCGGCCACGCAGGGCACGGCGGGCACCCCTGGAACCTGGCTCCCTCCGGGCTCCAACCCGCCCTCCGACGCCACGCAGGCCACGGCCCTCGGCATCACCGCTGCGCCCATCTCCGCCTGGACGCTCGGCCAGTACGTCCAGGGCCGCACGGCTGGGGCTCCGGGGGAGATGTTCTGGAACGGGACGGCCTGGAACATGGGCCGGAGCGTGACCCCCTGATGCCCTGGCACAAGAGCACCGACGCCCCCGGCTGCGACGGCATCGCCGTCGTGAAGGACGACGACGGCTCCGTCGCCGGGTGCCACGAGAACGAAGCCGACGCTGACGCCCAGATCGCCGCCCTGTACGCCGAGGAGCCCGAGGTCGAGGCCGCCCCGGCTGCTGGGCCGCCCGCCGAGTTCCACGGCCCTCTGGCCTTCGAGGGGGAGCCCACCGGCGACGGCCGCATCTTCATGCCCGGGTCGCTCCGCTGGCGGGAGCCGCCCCTCCCGCTGATGTGGCAGATCGAGTCGTGGGAGGGCCACTCCGGGGCCGTGCAGGTCGGCGTGCTCGACCGCCTCGTCAAGCGTGGCGCCGTCGTCTGGGGCTACGGCACGTTCGACCTCGCCTCCGAGGAGGGCCGGGAGGCTGCGCGCAGGCTCAACGAGGGCTACCTCCGAGGCAACTCCGTCGACATCGACGCCGACGCCGACGTGGAGGTCGTCATGCCCGAGGGCGACGAGGAGGCCATCTTCGGCATGCCCGAGGAGGTCCGCTTCCACGACGCCGCCATCATGGGCACCACCCTGGTCGCCTTCCCGGCCTTCGCCGGTGCCCACCTGCGCTCCGGCCCCGGCGATCCCGACGCCGAGGAGGAGGTGGACGCCCCGACCGTGGTGATGACCGCCTCCGGCGAGGTGGGCCTGCTGCTGGGCGGGACGGTCGTGCCCGCCACCCTCGTCCGCATGAACGGCGACCGCTTCACCGTCGACCTCGTGCCCGCTCCGCTGGCGCCCGCTGGTCAGTCCTACGAGGAGTTCGTCGGCGCCCCGCCCTTCCCGCCCAAGGACGACGACGAGGAAGCCGCTCCGCCGCCCGGCGGGGAAGCGCCCGCTGAGGCCCCTGAGGAGCCCGAGGAGGATGACGTGCCCTCCGGGGCGGCCCTCGTGGCTCTCCCGGCGGAGGGCTCCATAGACGGCCTTCTGGACGCCTCTGCGGACGGCCCGGCGCACGTCACGCTGGCCTATCTCGGCCAGGCTGGCTCCCTCTCCGACTCCGACCGTGAGTCGCTCCTCGCCACGCTCGCCACCGTGGCTGGCCCCGCCTTCGATGCCGCCGTCCAGGGCCGGGCCGTGCTCGGCGACGAGGACGCCCGGGTGCTGCTGGTCGAGGCCGACGAGTTCGAGCGCCTGCGCGCAGCCCTCCTGGCCGACGACCTCGTGGCCTCGTTCGCAACGGGCTCGGGCTCGCATCCCCACTTCATCCCCCACCTCACCCTCGGCTACGGGGCTCCCGCCCTCGACGGCCTGGAGGCCCCGGCCTCGCTGCCCTTCGACCGCCTCGCCCTCCTCGCCGCCAACGAGGTCACCGACGTCGCCCTCTCCGCCGCCACGCTGGTCGCCTCCGGCCTGCCCCACCTCCTCACCCCTCCGGCCGACTGGTACGCCGACCCCGGGCTCTCCGCCCCCACCCACCTCACCGTCACCGACGACGGCCGGGTCTACGGCCACCTGGCCCTCTGGGACTCCTGCCACACCTCGTTCGGCGACCGCTGCATCCGGGCTCCTCGCTCGGCCACGTCCTACGCCTACTTCCGCTCCGGGGAGGTGCTCTGCGCCGACGGCTCCCGCATCGCCACCGGGGCGATCACGCTCGACACCGATCACGCCCACATCTCCCTGGCCGCCTCGCCCGCCAAGGCGCACTACGACCACACCGGGGCCGCCGTGGCCGACGTGGCCTGCGGTGAGGACGCCTTCGGCATCTGGCTCGCCGGGGCCATGCGCCCAACGGCCTCGCCCGAGTCGGTGCGCGCACTCCGGGCGGCCGACGTCTCCGGCGACTGGCGGGGCATCCCCGGCATCGGCTCGGAGTTGGTCGCCGTGCTCGCCGTCAACGTGCCCGGCTTCCCGGTGCCCCACCGCCCCACCCTCAACGCCCGCCACAAGGGCGACCGGCTCCTCTCCCTCGTCGCCGGGGCCGCCCTGTTCACCCTCGACACCGAACGTGAGGCCATCGCCGCCTCCATCGGTCGTGACCCTTCCACCCGGCGGGCCGAGTTGGCCGCCCTCGTCCACGCCTAGGAGCGCCTCGTGGCCTGCGGCTGCATGAAGAAGAACCAGCCTGGCGTCAATCAGCGCCTCGTCGCCTCGGCCACCCCGGCCCGGGTCGGCCCCTGGAAGGTCACCTACACCGACGGCTCCGTCGAGCAGTTCGCCACGCTCCTCCCGGCCCAGCGTGCCGTGCGCCGCCGTGGCGGGCGGATCGACGCCGCCTGAGTCCCGCGTTACGCTCCCCTCGCCCCGCCTGTAGCGGCCCGGCGCCCCGGCCTGTAGCGGCCTCCCGTAGTCCCGCTCACGCCCACTGGAGGGCCGCCATGCTCCGCTCCCGCCTCGATGCCTGGCTCACGCTCGGCAACCTGACCGCCGAGGGCGACCTCGTCGTGCCGGAGGACCTCACTCCGCTCTCCGATGCGGACCTGGCCTCCCTGCTGGCCGACGCCGTCGACTCGTTCGACTCCCTGTACGACAACCCCGACACCCCGGTCGCCGACCTGACCGCCCTCGCCTCCGCCATCCAGGCCATCAAGGGCGAGCAGGATCAGCGGGCCGTCGCCGCCGAGGCCGACGCCGAAGCGCGCACCGCCCTGCTGGCCCAGGTCCACCCCGAGGGCATTGAGGACGCCGAGAGCCCCGTCGAGCCCGAGCCCGATCCCGACGAGCCGCCCGAGGCCGAGGTCGAGGTCGTCACCGAGCCCGAGCCCGAGCCGGTGCTGGCCGCTGCTGCGCCCGTCTCCCGCCCCTCGGCTCGCTCCGTCCGGCGCTCCGCTCCCGCCGTGCCCGCTGGCCCGGTCACCCCCGGCGTCACCATCGTCGCCGCCGCCGACCTCCCCGGCATCGTCACCGGCTCCCGCCTGGCGGGGCTGACCGAGGTGGCCGCCGCCGCCACCGCCCGGGCGCAGATGCTCAACGACCCCTCGCCCAACATGCCGGTCGCCCGGTTCAACCTGCCGATCCCGGCCACGCTCACGGCGTCGGGCTCGCAGGAGGAGGACTGGGACGTCATCCAGGCCCTCACCGGCCTCACGGCCCAGCAGAACCTCCTCGCCTCCGGCGGCTGGTGCGCTCCGTCGACCCCGCTCTACGACCTGTACGCCATCGACGCCGCCTCCGGGCTGCTGGACCTCCCGACGGTGCGCGCACCCCGGGGCGGGCTCCTCATCCCCGAGTCGCCCGACATCTCCGACGTCATGTCGCACCCCTGGCTCTGGACCGAGGCCAACGACGAGAACCCCACCACCCCGGCCACCAAGCCGTGCATCAAGGTCCCCTGCCCGACGTGGAGCGACTGTCGGCTCGATGCCCACGGCATCTGCGTCACCGCCGGGAACCTCCAGGACCGGGCCTTCCCCGAGATGACCCGGCGCTTCATCGCCCTCGTGCTCAACGCCCACGCCCACGTCGTCTCCAAGCGCATGATCGACGCCATCGTGGCGGCCTCCGGCGCCGCCATCGTCGTCACCGCTGTCGGCCCCTCGACGACGGGCGAGTTGCTCGGCGCCGTCGACCTCGCCATCGCCGACTACAAGAGCAAGTACCGCATGGCCGAGGGCGCCGTGCTGGAGGTGCTCCTGCCCGCCTGGACGGAGGAGGTTGTCCGCTCCGACCTGGCTCGCCGGGCTGGCGTGGACCTGCTCTCGGTCACCGACGCCCGGGTGCGGGCCTACTTCACCGACCGCAACGCTGCGCCGCAGTTCTTGCAGGACTTCCTGCCCCTCTCGCCCGCTGGCGGGGCTCCGGTTGTGGCCTTCCCCGCCAACATCGACTTCGTCGTCCAGTCGGCCGGGACGTACATCAAGGCCGACAACGGCACGCTGGACCTCGGCGTCGTGCGGGACTCGACCCTCAACGAGACGAACGACCACACGGCCGCCTGGTCGGAGCAGTTCTTCTCCGTCTGCAAGGTCGGCTACGAGAGCCGCCTGTACCGGGTCGCCTCCACGCCCAACGGCGTGACCGGCTGCTGCGACGCTGGCGGCGGGGCCTGAGCCCCGGCCCCCGGGGGAAGGGAACGCCATGAGCCAGGTATCTGACCGGGAGGTCGTCGACCCAACGGTGCTCTCCGTCGTCGTCACGGCCTTCCGGCGTGCCCGGCTCCGGGTGCCCGACGCCTGGGAGCCGCCCTTCCTCATCGACTTCGGCGACGGCTCGCCGCAGGTGTCGACCGACTCGCACCTCCTCGACCACGAGTTCCCCGCCCTCGCGCAGTACGCCGTGCCCTGCGAGGGCGGGCTCACCGGCTACGAGTTCACCGTCTCCGCCGACGACATCGGCCAGAACGAGGCCTCTCGCACCGTCCGCTTCTGCCCGGCCCCCACCTCCCTCACCGTGGCGCCCTCCGGGCCGGAGGTGTCCGCTCCGCCCTACGTCGGCCGCTCGGGCACCCTGCTCGACGTCGCCTCGGTCACCGACTCGGCCGAGCCCTCGTGGACCTCGGGCTTCATCACCCGGGACCCCTGCCCCGGCTCGGTCGACACCGACCTCGGCTCCTGCCTGGCCGCCCCGGTGCCCAAGTCTCCCGGCGTCGGCTCCATGTTCGACGGCTGGGCGCCCTTCACGGTGTACGCCTACTACTCCTGCTCCCCGGCGGGCATCACCGAGGAGGAGGCCCGGGCGGCTGCCGAGGGCACCCTCACGGCGAAGCAGAGCATGGCGGTCGAGTTGGAGATGCTCCTCGGCCTGCTCCGGGGAGCCTCCTACGGCGCGCAGGCGCAGGCGACCGACCTCGGCAACTTCGCCGTCGTCGACGCCCTCGCCGTGCTCTGCGGCGGCTACCACCAACTGAACGGCGACGGTCAGGGGCT